GAAATGACTAAGAGCGATTGGGTATTATGGTTCCCCGAGCGCCTGAGTTATGAGTTTTTGATTAACAAGCAGAAAGATGACTCCGATTTGGATGACGATGAAGGAGACACCGGTTACTTTGCGATTAAATATCTTAACAATCCGCGCAAAGTAAATCGCATCAAGTTTCCAAAAGAACTACTCATGCGACGTACAATTCCGCATACTCAATATCCATCACAGGGAATAGTGGTTACTACTGTAGATACAGCTTACAGCACTAAGGCATGGGCTGATTATACAGTTATTCTAACTGCCCTGATCTTCGGAGGACGCTTCTACATTGTCAACATGGTTAGAGGGAGATTCAATGAATACGACTTGCCCAAAATCATCGCCAACACAGCAAACAAATGGAAACCTAAAAGAATTGCCATTGAGGACTCTGTTGGAGTTAAGTGGATGGGTCGAGAACTTAGACGGGAAATGGACAATCTTAGAATTTCCATACCTGTCGAATTTGTATCCCTTGGACTCGGGTCTAAATTACGATCAAAACAGCTTAAAGCCAAGCCTGTCCTTCGTTTACTAGGCGATGAGCGCTTGTATTTCTTCAACTCCTGTGAAGGTCTTGAGGAAATTTATAACGAAATGACGCAGTTCACAGGAACAAGCGACGACAAGCATGATGATATTGTATCAGCTATATCACTACTGGTAGAACAATTTATTGGATACGCCGATGTAGATAGCCGCGTTAATTCATATCAGACTGATTTTGTGGCCGATCAAAAGGCAAAGGACAAACACGATCAAATATATTTCTTAGGGAAGTACGCAAAGTTCAATGAACTTGGACCCATTGATGACAACCCTAATACACAATTTCAGGTTCAACAGGCGGCACAGCAGAGTATAGATACCACACCAGACGTTGACCCACTCGCTGATTTATTGCGATAGGAGATTGCCATGTCTATTAGCCCCGTTCAGCGGATTAAGGAAGGGATTATAACTCGCTACAAAAAGGAATATCCCGAAGAGAAGGTGTATAGCAAGGCATTTTCCCTATACCTATTAAATAAGTATGCCCGTCTGCTTTACAAGATATATCAGCAAGCCGGAAAGGATAAATAATGCACGTATACATGATCCAAAATTTAGTAAACGGAAAGTGTTATATAGGCCAATATGCTGGTGAAAACTTGTCGGATTATTTGTCATAAGGCGGTGGAGGTAGACTAGGCACGACTAGCATATGCTCATCTGAGACAAGACTTAAAATGTCACTGAGTCGTAGAGGTAAGTCTAAGTCTCCCGAATGGATTAAGAAAATTGGCGATTCCCAACGAGGTCGCAGCTTAAGCCCCGGAGCACATTGCTGCTTTAAGACTTGGACAAAAGGGATGTAAAAAGCCCAAACGTACAGAAGAACATATGAGAAAATTGCTAGAAAGTCGTAAAAGAAATAAACTAGCTAAGTTGCAACTACAGGAGGCATAGAATGGCTCTGTTGGAAAAAGACGGGGTACAAACCCAAGCCGATCTAACTGAAAAAGATTACAATAAACAGGGCGATCTTACCAATTCCGGTGCAGAAGTTAATCTTGTAGTCGGGTCGGCAGGGCAAGCAGAAAAGTTTATTCAGAATAAGCAGTATGCATTGTTATGGCGAGACTCTGATTTGCTATTCCAGTCTCCCCGCCCAATGTCGGTATACGAAAATACATACATCCTTTGCTAAGCGGCTTGGGGATGTCTAAACCTTTTTTAATTGACTTGAACCCTGAAACGGCAACAAGGCGCAAGCAGAGAAATCGTGCAGCGTGAGAGACTAAACAAAGAGGCACTAGAAATAGTGATGCGATAGTCCGTTCTCATGGGAATAAAAACCATGAGAGCTATGCAGAAATGACATAGCTCGACAAGTTACACGGTCGATAACAAGAGAAGAGAGCCGAATGTGCAACGTTTTACTGTTGCCAAGGTTGTTAACGCAATCGTTCCTCAGTTATATAAGGGTCTATTCTACACTGACCCGCCAATGGTATTACGTCCGCGTCCGGGCACATCGCAGAACACTATCGATGCCAAGACCGCACTGTTTTCAACTCTATTGGACGAATGTAATTTCAAAATGGAAACCAAGATAGGGCTTGAGCAAATGGCTCATCTTGGAACCGGTATTTGGAAATGGGGAATCAAATACAAAAAGATCATCACTAGAAAGAGAACGGCTACAGCTACTAAGCTCGAAGCCGGTCCTGAAGGATACAAAGCGACTGCAATGGTGCCCGAAGACAAGGCACCAATGATTGAAAGAAAGACTAGATACGCGCCTCGCCCGTACATTGAAAGCCGCTCCATTGATAGAGTCCTTGTGGACCCTCACACAATGTTCGGTGATATTCGTAGAGCAGATTGGGCCATTGACCAACGGTTCATGGACTTCTATCAGTTCCAAGAACTGTTCAAAGGCATTGCTGCACTACCCGATGGACACCCTGATAAAAAGGGATGGGTCATTCCTAGTGAAACAGAATTGAAAAGCTGGTTTCTACCTCCAACCGATGCTGGTACAGCCGGGGAGTCAACAACTCAACAAGCTGCATATATCAATGGTGTTGTACACCATGCAGAGGACATCAACATACAAGTTACCCCAGACGTTCTAATGAAGAAATTAGAAGTTTTGGAGTATTGGGATAAGAAGCGCAAAATTATTGTCGTCCAGCGTAAAAAGAAACTGTACGCTGGTGAAAATCCATTTGGCATTATCCCGTTCCTATCAGCTAATTGGTGGAATAGACCAAGAGCTTTCTATGGAATGGGGTTGGGCCTGATTGTCGGACAGAATCAGCGTGTAGATCAAGGAACAATCAACGCTATCCTGAAAATCCTGTCGTTTGGTGTGAACCCAATTTACTTGCGTAGACGTGACTCGAACACGCCTCCGCAGATGATTCGCACCGGTCTTGGCAGAATTTTGTCGGTAGATGGTGAAATTGATAAGGCTTTTGGCCTCTTGGAATCACCCAAGGTTCCTTCCGATGTGTGGTCCGCGTTGGCTGAATCCGAGAAAGCTACAGAAAGTAGCTCTGGTGCCGATGCACAACTTGTGCAAGGCTCATCATCAGGTCCAAGATCATCGATGGGACGCACAGCAACAGGTGCGACTAATCTTGCAGGAGCAAGTGCTACACGTCTTGATGGCCCGCTTGATAATTTTATTGAGCAGGTATTCAAGCCTTGGCTTTACATCCTAGATATGTTAGTGTTCGAATACTTCTCGGATGCTGAGATTTACACAATTCTTGGCGATGAGTTGGGCAAGGACTTTGAACTTGATCTACAATCATTCCACGATGGTGTTGTAGAGTTTGAAACCCTAGCCGGTGCGTCACTATCCGCTAAGAGAATCATGGCGCAATCTATGACTCTCATTACTCAACTGTTTGAGACACCCGCGATCCAAGAGCAACTAGCGGACATCAATGAAGAGTATATTGACTTCAAAGAAATCATCAAAATGATGATGGAAGCAAGCGAGTGGAAGAACATTCAGGACATTATTAAGCCTTTGACGCCCGCTATGAAGCAGAAGCGTCAAGCGCAATCACAAGCAGCACAGCAGCAATCTAAACTTGCTACACAGCAAGCCGTAAGCGCACAGAATGCACAACAGAAGTCTAAGCTACAGGCCGAGTCAATCCAAGGACGTATTCAGGAGCGACTGGTAGTAGGAGCCGTTCTGAATAGTGCAAAAGGTGAGGCTAACGAAGGCCAACCTGATACATCAGGTTTAGGTGGCTCAGAAGATACAGTTGAATAAGAACGGTTGAGGGGCAGTGCCCGAATCTAATAAAAAGATAAAATTGCCCCAAATTCCATAAGGAGAGTATGGAGAAGCAGGAAAAGCTAGAATTTAATCCCGAACTAGAATTGGACCGTGGTGAGGTATCGGCACTAGCCGCTATTGTATCACAACCCGGATTTACCGTGTTACAGAAGATTGGTAAAGCGTGTGTCGATCAATTCGTAGTTAAGTGGATAAACCAAGAAAAGCCAGATGATGTCATTCGTGCTCATCATCGTGCAAAAGTTGCTGCACAAGTCTTTACAGCATTGATGCAGCGTATACAATACGAAGTAGAGACGTACGTACAATCACAACCAAACGACAAGCCTATTGAGGCCGGTATCGGTGTAGACTTAGGTGAAACTACCGATCCAGACACGTTTATGGAAGAGGAGCCATTGACATTATGAGTGATACCCAAGTAGCAACACCAGTCGAACAGACATACACATACCAACCAACAGATGCAGAAAACCGCCCTATTGGTGGAAAACAGGTAATCAAGTACACCACACAAGAGGAGCTAGTATCCAAGATTCAAGAGCAGAATATTCTCCTGATTCGTAAGCTTCGTGAGCAGACAAAGAAGGTTCGCCTTGGCATTGAGGAAAGAGAAGACCTTGGAGAGAATCTAGAACATTTTGACGGGCCGGTTGAATTCAAACCACGTGAACTAAGCGTCGAAGAGAATTACGACATTGCGCGTAGACTGACTGATCCGACAACTTCATCAGCGGCAACCGATGAGTTATTGGAAGCACGTCTCGGCGCTCCATTGAATGTAATCGGATCAACTCTACAAAAAACACAGCAAGAAGTCATT